CCAGCCGAGCTGCTGTGCCAGCACTGCGCTATGGGGGACACCTGTGGCTGAGAAGTCCTCGCGGCGTCCGCGCAGGATGATCTTTTCGAACGCCGCGAACAGTGCCTGCTCGCGGTCGTCCTGGGTAACCGGTTCACCAGGGCCGTCACTCAGCACGGGCTCAGGGAGCTCCTGTGCAGGCACGACGCCCATGGAGATGAGATCTTTGTGCATCTGAGGCGGGCAGTACGTGGGTACGCCCTTCTTCAGGATGACTGAGCGACCGCAGGTAGACACCACGGTGATGTCTCGGGGTGCGATGTAATCCATGGCAAGCTCTCTATGAAAGGACGAGCAGGCCGGCTCTCACCGCCCTGCTCTGACAGTCTCCGTTTAGGAGATCTGAATTTCGCTGCTGCGGTTAGCGATGATGTACTCGATGCGTACGGTCATCACGCCGGTGGTGCACACATCGTCCGAGCTGAACGCCAGGCGAATGTTCTGGCCTGTGCCGATGTAACCGGTCGGGGTGATCGCCTGGTAGCCAGCGCCCTTCAGGTCCGTGGACGCGAGGTAGCGGGTGGCAGAGCCGGAGTCGCCGATGGTTACGTCGTAACCAGCCGTGTCGAACGCGGTGGTAGTCGTGACAGATCCGCCGATCACCGTCGCGCCAGGAGGCAGCGGGATGATCTCGAAAATGCCAGCGGCACCGCCAGCGTTGGCTGCACCGAAGTCAACAGTGTTGCCTGCGGAGTTCACCATCGTGTCGTCGAAGTTGAACGTGAACTCAGCCACCAGGGGGTACTGAGCAGTGCGGGATTTGATCTTGAGAGTCATGGTCTATCTTCCTTAGATGTTAGATCAGCTGGCCACGTAGCAAGAGATCACACCGAAGTCTTCGACCGCGTTGGACTCATAGATGTTGCCGAACTTCGGCTTCAGGAAACCGAGGATCTTGCCGACGGCGATACCCTGGGAGTTGCCGTAGTCGAACTCTTCCTCGTTCCAGATCGGAGCACCGATGTCCGCCATGCCGAGTGCCTGGGCACCGCAGAACAACATCTGGCAGCCGTTGATCGTGCCACCAGCACCGTACTTGCCCGAAGACAGGCCGGAGGTGTTGGGCACATGACGGAACTCATGCAGGTAAATGCCGTCGATCTTGACGGTGTCACCGCTGAAGAGCTTGTCGTTGACGCCAGAGTTCTGGCTGTAGCGCAGGTTGGCGTTGTAGTCCGCATCTTGCTTGAGCTTGGCCATGGCCTGGGGCGTCAAGAAGGCGTGGAACGTCTCTTGGCCACCTTCGCCACCGACGCCGCGCATGTAGCGGTCTTTGGCGTAGGCCTTGAGCTGAACGAACGTCTTCCACTGGGGGAAGTCTGCAGCGCCGACATCAGCAGAGGTGTTCGTACCGGTAGCACTGGTGTGCAGCGTGCCGGTCGTAGCGTTCCAGCGGGTCACACGGCGAGTGGACGGAGCAGCGACGTCAGCGTTGAACTCCAGGTATTGGAGGTCAGAGCCGACACGGGTCGCGCCGTTGGGCTTGTAGGCGTAGCTGATACCAGCCAGCGTCTGGAACGCCATCTGGTCGATACGGTCTGCCAGCCAGTAAGCCAACACGTTCTTACTGTTCTCACGGAAGCTGACGATCGATTTTTGGTCGGCCATGCGACCTTCGTGACGGTTAGCGTGACGGAGCTGATCGATGCGGATGACTTGTTCGAAGGTTTGCATGCCTTCTTCGTTACCCAGCAGCGTGCGATCGCCTGCTACACCGTCGCCCTGCAGGTCTGCGAGCAAAGTGATGACAGCGCGGGCGCCCTTCTCGGATTTCTTCAGCTCGGTGATGTGCTGAATCATTGAGTTGGAATCGGATCCAAGGAATTTGTTGATGAAGGACTGATTTCGGGCATTGCGCCACAGATCCATCGACCACAGGGTCTTTTGCTCGTTGGTGAGCAATCCAAAGTTGGTGAGCGCCATTCGGCACCTCCTATTACTAGACAACATGAAACAAACTGGCTCGTTCGAGCCCCTTTGCCGCATGTCGTCGCAGCTAACGGAGGTGGAGATTTATGTCGGAAACCTACCTAAACCGATACCATTACTATAGCACGTCTTTGTTAGATGTGAGATGAAAAAAGGGCCTAGCGATAAAAATCTGCTAGGCCCAACACCGGCCACACCGCCTGTGACCAGTCGAGGGGAACTATTTCGCTGCGTCTTGATACGCCTTCTGGCAAGTAATCAAGGCGAGCCGGATGGTTTCTGCTCTGGAATTTTCCCAGACAAGAAACTGGCTATCCGGTCTGTAAAGCTCGGCCCCAGTACATCCTCGCCCAGCATCTCCAGCGCTGGCAGACGCGGGCACGGCTGGACGCTCGGGGCGGTTGCGCAGGCTGTCAGTAAGAGCAGCAACAGTACGCTGAAGTTTGGCAGTTTCACGGCGTTTATCCTCTCTGAGTTTGTCCATGCTGGCCTGGAGCTCGGCCTCTTTCGTGCGCTGGGCTTCCTTCGCCTCAGCAACTGCTTGATCTATCTCATGTAGCGCCTGGAGCTTCCCGAGTTCGAACGAGCCAAGCGATATGGTCCCAACAAAGATCGCGCTGATTGCAGTCGAGATTAACCAGTGCATCACTTCACCCCAGCAAGGCAGACCTGGCGCTCCATCTCCCGGCGCTTAGTCAGCCCTGATAGGGGTACTGAGACTCCGGCCACGGTAGCGCGGTTCCAGCGCGGTAGCTGGTCGCAGGCCTCTCTGTACTTTCCTGCTGCAAGAAGGCGAGCTGCAGTTGAGCGGGTGCTGTCGCAGGCGATGTGTTCTCCGACGTTAAACGCCGCATCGCTGAAGCTCGCCAGTACGTTGATCGGAAGCCCTGGCCTGCACGAGTCCAACCGCGATACGACATCTCCCATCTCCTTGTTCAACAACGCTTTACACTCAGCAACTGTATAAACCTTCGACTTGTCCACGTGCTTCGTGTGTCCTACGCAGACCGTAGCTATCCCAACAGGGTCGAAGTACCAGCGGGTGAATATGCCCTCCGCCGGGATCGCCAACGCTGTGGCCAGTGATAACGCGGCTGCTTTGCGTTGTGCCGGGGTCATTCAGTAGCCTCGATCTTCGCCTTTTGCTCTTTCCACTCCCTACATGAGCACAGCCGCACTTCTTCAACCATCCGCTCGGTAGCCTCAATCCGTGCGACCAGCGTCTCGAACATCTGGGCCATCGTCTCCATGATCGCCATGGTCATCTGTTCGTCCATCAAAACCTCACGTCAAGAAATACGACTGCGGCTAGGCCGGCAGCAGCGATGAGCGCAACTACCCCCTAGCCAGATCAGATCAACGAGGTCGTCGTTCATGTCATTTCGGGGGCTTGATGGCATACCAGATGCCGATCAGGATCGATGTCGGTGGACCGAGCCACATGACGATGCGTCGCAGCCACTTGCCGAGCCACCCGACTGCGCGGAAGAACCCTTTGCCCGTCTGGATTATTTCAAGCAGTTCGGCGGTCGCCTTGTTGTTGATGTCCAGCTTGCCTTCGATGCAGTCCATACGAGCTTTGCCGTCCGCCAGCTCCCCAAAGATCGAGTCCATCGTCTTCTGGACATCGAGCAGTTTGAAGCAGTCATTTGGCGTGTGCCAGCCTTCACGACGCTCGCCCCGGCGCTGCTCCCCTGTAGCCTCAGTCACGATGGGTGGGATTTCAGGGGTCATGGCAGCACCTCGGTTGTAGTTTTAGAGCTCGTCGCCGCGCAGACGTGCCAGGGTGTCGGCATCGATCTTGGCGAAGTCCTTCTGGCTCAGCTTCATAATCGACTGGGCGTCCAGCACCGCCCCCATCTTCTCGCTGTCGACGCCGACGGCGCCCATGCGCGGCGGGGTTTTCGCCACGGCGTCGCGGGTCTTACCGACCGCGCTGGCCTTGCGCTCAGCGGCCACGTCCTTGTCAGACACTTTCGGGGCAACGGTGGTGGCCAGCTCCTGCTTCGTCGTGCGGGGCTCCACCAGGGCCTTGACGGCCTTCTGGAGTGACACAGTGGGTGTGTAGCCCTTGAGCTTGTACGCCTCCATCAGATCGACGACTTCATCTGAGAGGTCGGCGTCGAAGGACTCGTGGTCAGGGTTCAG